GCTCCACTATCGAGACCACGGTCTCCGCCCGAGGCGGAACCACCCATTTTTTGCACGTCTCCGAGCTGGGCAAGATCGCGGCGCGCCACCCCGGCAAGGCGGCCGAGGTCCGCGACGGCTCCATCCAGTCCGTGCCGCGGACCGGCTACGTGTTCGTGGAGAGCACCGCCGAGGGGATCGGCGGCATCTACTACGAGATGGCGCAGCGCGCGCGGAAATACCGGGACGAGGGGCGGCGGCTCCTGCCGACCGACTATCGGATCCACTTCTACGGCTGGCACGACCACCCGGACTACGCACTCGCGCCCGAGGAGATTGATCGCGTGCCAATCAGCCCGGCCGATCACCTCTATTTCGACGAGATCGAGGGCGAGATGGGCAAGACGATCCCGCTCGCCAAGAGAGCGTGGTACGTCGCCAAACGGCAAGCCGACTATGCCGCAAGCCCGGAGCGGATGTGGCAGGAGTACCCGTCCACGTTCGACGAGATGTGGCAGCAATCGAGCGAGGGCCGGCTCCTCTACCACGCGATGTCGCAGACGCGGCGCGAGGGGCGGATCGGGCAGTACCCGCTCAACCGCCACCTCCCGGTCAACACGTTCTGGGATTTGGGCGCGACCGACTACATGGTGTGCTGGATGCACCAGCAGGTCGGCAGCATGGACCACTTCGTCGGTTTTCGGAAGGCGAACGGCGAGGGGTTTCTCCCCTTCCTTCTCTGGCTCGAAGGGTTCGGGTGCTTGTGGGGCGCGCACTACTTGCCGCACGACGCCGACCACCTCCGGCCCGAGCAGGCCCGCGTCACGACCCCCGCGCAAATCCTCCGCGAGATGCGCCCGTCGTGGTCCTGGCGGATCGTGCCGCGCGTCTCGACCAAGCAGCACGCCATCGACCTCCTCAGAGCGGGCTTCCACACCTATTGTTTCGACGCAGACGCCTGCGCCGAGGGCATCGAAGACCTCGACCGATACCAGCAGCGTTGGAACGACAAGATGCAGGCGTATGACGGCACTCCGCTCCACGACGAGGCCAGCCACTCGGCGGACGCGCTGATGCAGCACGCGCAAGGCTACCAGCGCCACGACCCTCGCGAGCCCATCGGAGGCCCGCGATCCCGGCCCAAGCGACCATCGGGAATGTGCGTATGACCAAGCACCCCTCCTCCCCGCTCATCATCTCGCCGCACGACGACGCGGCCAACGACCCGTTCAACGTCGATGTCGGGCGCCGGCCGATCCTCGACCTCGGCACCTACCGCCACGAGGTCTACATCTCTGCGGGGTGCTCGTGGTGGCTGACGTGGACGCTGGACGACCAGAGGCCTGCGCTCGCCATCCTGCCCGAGAACCTCAGCCGCGGTCCGGTGCGCCCGTGCATCATCCGCCTCGACGAGGCGCACCTCTGGGACGAGATCAGGGGCGATCCGACCTACATCGTCGATCGGTTGGCACGGTTCTCGGAGGTGCTGCCCATCGGTGACAACAAGCGGGCGCTGATGCGTTTCCTTTTGGCGCTTCGCGACGTGCTCGGCGAGCTTACGCAGATGCCGCCCATGCCGCCGCCGGCGCGGCGCCAGGTGCTCGGAGACGCGATCCTCCGAGACCCCGAGACCGGCAAGATCGTCAAGGTAGCGGAGATGACGCAGGATGTTTGAGCGCGACGACCTGTCCTTCCGCGGTCTCGCGGACCCGACGCGGCAGCCCTCGACCCAACCGCGGCACTCCTCGGGCCCGCTCGCCGCGCCCGCCATCGAGCGCGCCAACCCGCACGCGGGCGACGACGACCTCCACAGCATCCTGATCGGCCACTACCGGCGCGAACTCGACGCGCAGTACGACGCACGCCTCCTGATGGAGCGCGACGAGGACATGCGCGACCATATCCAGTGGACCGACGAGGAGATTGCGGAACTGGACGAGCGCGGGCAGGTGCCGACGACCTACAACCTGATCCGGATCTCGCTCAACTGGGTGCTCGGGACGCAGGTCCGCGCGCGCACCGACTATCGGATCCTCCCGCGCGAGGACGCCGCCTCCCAGCACGCCGAGCGCAAGACCGATCTGCTCAAGTACAACGACGACGCACACCACGCCTCCCACCACTGGAGCGAGGCTTTCGCGGATGCCGTCACGGTCGGCCTCGGCTGGATGGAGTGCGGCCACAGCCCGCGCGGCACGACCAGCGAGCCCGTCTATCAGAGGCACGAAAGCTGGCGCAACGTGTTCCACGACACCGCCGCGAGCCAGAAGAGCATGGCCGATGCCCGCTACCTTGCGCGGGTGAAATGGGTGGACCTAGACGCCGCGATCGCAAAGTTCCCGAACCGGCGCGCGCTCCTCGAGGACAGCGCCGCCCGGGAGTACGGCGCCGCCCGCTCGACGCTGACGGACACGGACGGCGACGAGATCATGGATCGGCAGGAGGAGTACCATTTCCACTATGAGGGCTCGCTCCGCTACGGCGTGCAGTACACCGAGCGATACCGCGTCCGCATGATCGAGATGTGGTACCGCAAGCCGGCCGAGGTGCCGATGGTCGTCGGCGGCGGGTTCCACGGGCAGATCTTCGACGAGTGGAGCCCCGGCCACCTGCGGGACGTGGCGCGCGGCGACGCCCGCGTCCTCCTGCGCACCGAAACCGTCATGCACTGTGCCATCATGACGCCGATGGGGCTCCTCTGGGATGGCGTGACGCCATACCGGCACAACGATTTCCCCCTGACGCCCATCTGGGGATACCGGCGCGGGCGAACCGGCGAGCCCTACGGGATGGTCCGGGGGATCGCGGACATCCAGCGCGCGCTCAACAAGCGCCATTCCAAGGCCATCCACGCCCTCTCGACCTCGCGCGTCCTGTTCCGCAAGGGATCGGTCGAAGATCCCGAGACGCTCCGGCAGGAGGCGGCGCGCCCCGACGCCTTCATCGAGTACCTCGACCAAGAGCCCAAGATCGACCGCGACGGCGACCTCGCGGCGTCGCACGTCCAACTGATGCAGATCGACCAAGCCATGATCCAGTCGACCTCTGGCGTCACCGATGAAAACCTCGGTCGGGAGACCAACGCGACCTCCGGCAAGGCGATCCTCGCCAAGCAGTCCGAGGGCGCGCTGACCACGGCGATCTTCTTCGAGCACTACGGTCTCGCGCGGCGCCTGCACGGCGAGAAGCTCCTCAGTCTCGTCGAGCAGTATTACACCGAGCCCAAGAAGTTCCGGATCACGGACAGCCGCGGCAACTTGGCGTTCCGGGCGATCAACGAGGGGCTCGACTTCACCGACCACATCACGCTCACGAAGGCGGATTTCGTCATCTCCGAGCAGGATTACCGGGACACCATGCGCCAGGCGCAGACCGAGGAACTGTTCGAACTCGCGAAGCAGATCGCGCCCGTGGCGCCGCAGGCGATCCTCAACATCCTCGACCTCATCGTGGATGCCAGCGACGTGCCAAACCGCGAGGAGATCGTGAAGCGCATCCGGCAGGTGACGGGCATGATGGACCCGGATGCCGATCCGCGCACCCCCGACCCCGAGGCGCTGGAGGTGCTGAAGAAGAAGGCCGAGGAGATGGCGCTCGTGAAGCGCGCCAAGGAGGCCGAGGTGGCCGAGAAGGAGGCCAAGGCGGCCAAGCTCCTCGCCGAGACCCGCGGCACAGACGCCAAGACCGTCACGACCGAGATGGAGAGCCTCGAGCAGGCCATCCAAGCCGCCGTCACGCTCTTGGGCGTGCAGGGCGCGGCCGCGGTCGCCGACCGGCTCCTCGCCGAGGCCCGGATGCGCTCGGAAGCCCCGGCCGCCCCGCAGCCCCCTGCGCCCCCCGCCGCCATGCCGCCCCCGGGGCCGCCGCCCAGCGCGCCCCAGCAACCCCAGCCCCAGCCGGCGCCGCCCATGATGCCGCCCGGCGCGCCCCCTCGACAGTAAGGAGACAGCCCCATGGCCGACCAAGACCAGAAGCAGATCGAGACCGACCTCGCCAAGGGCGCGAACGACCTCACGCCGCCCACCACGCAGGACGCACTCGCGCCGCCGCCGCCGCTCTGGAAGGCTCCGGAGGAGGGGGAAGACGGGCTTCCCGAGGAGTTCACCGCGGAGGAACTCGCCCGCTTTTCCGATGACGAGCGCGCGGGCATCGAAGAGAACACGCGCGAGATCGAGGCGATCAAGAACCCGCCCGAGCCCGAGCCCGAACCGGAACCGGAACCCGAACCGGAGCCCGAGCCCACCCTGCCCGAGATCCCCGACGTCTCGAAGGCCGAGGCGTTCCTCCAGCAGAAGGAGCAGTACAGGGCGCATTTCCGGAAACAGTACCGGGAGATTGGCGAGCAACTGGCCGAGGGCGACCTCACCGAGGAAGAGGCCGCCGCAAAGGAGGCAGAGATCGCCAAGCAGGAGGAAGAGTTTGACCGGCATGCGTCGCAGGCGCAGCTTGCCATCGCTCAGCGCGACACCATCGCCGCCCAGCACCGGAAGGCGCTCGCCGACGAGTGGAAGAGCGCAGTCGTCGGCTACCTGAAGCAGGGCAACAACGCGGTCCTCGCCAGCGCAGCCCACTACAACGGCTTCAACTCAGAACTCACGCGGCTCTCCCAAGACCCCGCACTCCGGAACCTGAAGCCGCGGCAGATCGTGGAACTGGCGCACCAGCGGTACGCCTTCACGGCCGCGCAGCTCGGGAACGCGCTGCCCGACACGGCGGCGCCGCCGGCCCGCACGCCCGAGCCGGGCGAGCAGAAGCCCGCCGCCCCCGTCACTCGGCGCACCGACCCGAAGCCGCACGCCCCCAACATCGGCGACATGCCGTCCGCCGCCATCTCCGGCCAGGACGCGGACCACCCGGTTCCGGGGCTGAGCGAGGCGATGAAGCACGGCGACGTCTACGAGCAGGAGCGGATCATCAAGCGACTGTCCGACGAGGAGATGGAGCGCCTCGACCGGATGGGCCTCTGAGGACTGGCCCGCCAATGGCGTACCGGACCCGCATGGCAGAAGGAGACCGCCTCTTCGTGGGCGAGGCGCTGACGATCATCGTGTACGTCGAGCGCGGCCTTCTCCACGTCGCCGTCGAGGCGCCCAGCGGTACGCCTATCGCGAAACTCGAAGGCCCGGCTGGCGCCACCGTTGACCAGCCGCCGCAGGATGTAGTATCCGAAGGCTGACGCCTGTGCAGGAGCACCCCGCGCGTCGCTCGGTTGCTGGCCCGCATTCCGTTGGCCGGCGTTCTGTTAGCGACAAGACGCAGGAGCTCTGCAATGGCCACCACCTTCATCGGCCTCAATGCGGATCAGGCGGTGCAGCGTTGGAGCGCGCGCCTGTTCGTCGACATGGCCGCAATGGCCTACTGGACCAAGTTCGAGGGCACGAGCGAGAACTCGATCGTCCACGAAAAGGTCGACCTCAAGCGTGCGGCCGGCGAGCGGATCCTGTTCGACCTCTCGGTCCGCCTCCGCGGTAAGCCCACCAAGGGCGACGAGAACATCGTCGGGCGCGAGGAGAAGCTGACCTTCTACCAGGACGACGTGTACATCGACCAGGTGCGGCACTCGGTTTCGGCCGGCGGCGCCATGTCCCGGCAGCGCACGCTCCACAACCTCCGCACCGTCGCCCGCGACCGGCTCGCGGAGTGGTTCGCCGAGTGGCGCGACGAGCTCTACTTCGCGTACTGCTCGGGCATGGGCCCCACCGACATCATGAACGAGGACAGCCTCCTCGACGGGCCGCACGCCGGGAACGCCTTTCAGGCCCCCGACGCCGCCCACATCATGTATGCCGGCGGCGCCACCTCGAAGGCGTCCATCACCACGTCCGACATCCTGTCCCGCGACACCATCGAGCGCGTGAAGACCCGGGCCGACATGATGAACGCCACCGACCCGCGGTCGATGAACCTCCGCGGCGTCCAGATCGAGGGCGGCGAGCACTTCGTCTTCGTCATGAACCCGCACCAGGAGTACGACCTCCGCAAGGCGGTCGGAGACGGCTCGTGGCTCGACATCCAGAAGGCGGCGGCGGGGGCCGAGGGGCGCGACAACCCCATCTTCAAGGGCAAGAGCGGGATGCTCAACAACGTCGTGCTGCACTGTCACAAGTCCATCCGGCGCTACGACGACGCGGGCGCGGCGCAGAACCTCCCCGCCGCGCGCGCCTTGTTCCTCGGCCGTCAGGCGATGGTCGTGGCCTACGGCAACGGCAGCGGGAAGACCCGCATGAACTGGCGGGAGGAGGACGCCAACGCGGGCAACGACCTCAACGTCTACTGCGGCATGATCTTCGGCGTCACGAAGACCCGCTTCGACGACCGCGACTTCGGTGTCATCGCCGTGGACACCTACTCCGCCGCCGTCACCTGATCGCCCGCCTCCGGCCCACCAGAAGGAACCCTGACCATGGCCGTCTTCGATACCACCCTCATCACCGGCAAGCCGCCGCTCTACCCGCAGTTCGCGGGTGTCCCCGTCAAGGAGTTCGTGACCTTCACCTTCTCCACCGCCTACGACAAGGATGCCCCGGACGTGATCCGGATCTGCCGGGTGCCGCCGCTCGTCTCCATCACCCGCCTGCGCGTCCAGCAGACCAGCCTTGCGGGCACGGAGGAGATCGACGTGGGCTTCATGAACGCCGCCGAGGACGCGATGTCGACCGACCTCTTCCTCGACGGGATCGCGATCGGCACGACCTTCCTCGAAGCCTACCCCTCGGCGATCATCGCCCACCGGACCGTCAGCCAGACCTGGCGCGCGCTGGGCGCGGTGCTCGACACCGACATCTCGGCCGACACCGCCGACAAGCTCCACTTCGAGATCGAGTGGGTCACCGGCCTGCAATGATCTTGGAGGCGGGAGGTGGCGCATGGGGCTTGCGTCACCTCCTCGCCCTATCCCTCCGGCCCAGCCCCGCAGGAGAAGCCCCCATGTCCATGCACGCCATCATCGAATGCACCCTCTACCGCCCCGGCGGGACCGAGGTCGACCTCTATGGCGATCACTACCACTTCCGCCCCAGCCCGGAGTTCGACGACCGTCACGTCGCCCGCGTCTGGAAGCCCGAAGCCATCCAACGGTTTCTCGAAATCAAGGAGGCATACCGGCTCGTGGAGATGCGCGCCGATCCGCAGCCCGTCGCCGCCGCGCCCGCGAACGTGCTGGCCCATGCCGGCGTGATGCCGGCCGAGCCCCCCGCGGCGGTCCCCGAGCCCCAGCCGGAGCCGGCCGAGGCGCCGCAGGCTCCCGAGCCAGAGCCCGAGCCGGTCGCTCCCCGCGCCGCACCGCCGGGCGCCGACATGGACCTCGAGTGGGAGGTGCCCGAGCGCGTCGACCGCTTCGACCCCCCGCGCCCCTCCGAAATCAACGAGGAAATCGACATCCCCATCCTCCGCGACTGCTACCGGGCCTACGTCGCCGCCGAGCCCAAGAAGACGATGCGCCGCTCCGCCCTCGTGAGCGCCATCCTCAAGGCCACGGAGGCGTAACGGATGGCCGGTCCGACCTTCACGCAGTACGACGTCTTCCAGGATGCCGAGACGGTGCTCGTGGACGATGCGTTCACGCGCTACACGCCCGTCATGCTCAACCGCTTCCTGAACGCCGGGCTGCGCGAGATCGCCTTCCACAAGCCCACCTCGGTCGCGGAGACCGCCGTCATCCCCCTCGTAGCCGGCACGCGGCAGATCCTCCCCTCCGACTATCACGCCCTGATCCGGGTCCATTGCAACGTCACCGGCACCAGCCCCAACTTCACGCGGACCTCCACCATCCGCATGACGGACCGAACCACGATGGACGTCTCCACGCCCAACTGGCACGACGAAACCAAGCTGGGCTTCACCGCCGCCGCGAAGCACGCGATCTACGATCCGAAGGCCGACCCGCGCGAGTTCTGGGTCTACCCCGGCAACGACGGGACCGGGCAGATCGAATGCACGGTCGGCACGACGCCGGCCGACCTCGCCAACGGCGGCACCATCACCGACGCCTCGACCTACACCAACCTCGTGCCGCTCAACGCGGTCTACCGGCAGGCGCTCGTGGATTTCGTGATCGCCCGCGCCTTCGAGATGGACATGGACCTCCCGGGCCGCGCGCAGCGCGCGCAGTACCACCGCCAACTCTTCGCCTCGGCCATCGGGATCAAGACCCAAGCCGAACTCATGTACTCGCCGAACGCCGAGATGCCGACCGACCGGCCCGCGGCGCCGCCCGGCCGGGGGTAAACCATGAGCCACGGCAAGACCTACCCGGCCTCCACCAGCCTTGAGGCCCTCGTGCCGCTCGTCAGGGCGGTGTTCCCCGACGTGGCGATCCCCGTGGCCGTCATCGGGCTGCGGCAGGCGGCGTCGGAGTTCTGCCGCCAGACCCGCGCCTGGCGCGAGGTCATCGACTTCCGCTTCCGCAGCGAACCGGCGCGGATCGAGCCGCAGAAAGCCCCCGGCGTGGTGTTCAAGGTGCATCGCATCGTGG